GCTGATTTTTGGGAGCGGGTATATATATCCTGAATGGGAGCGGAACACTCTTATATCACTCAAATACATAAAAAATGAAAAAGTGTGTATCAGTAAAAATGCAGACCCGATATTTAAAAGTGCAAATTTTATAATCGGAAACAAGATTTTTTGTGACGATGAAATAATGCGGTTGTTGCGAAATTCCAACGACGGAGTTAAGGGGACAGGTGTACCGCAGGAACACAAAGAACTTATAAATGCTGCATATAAGGAACTTATATACGAACGGTATCTTGTTGAGAGTGGGGGAAATAAAAAAGGATTTTTGCAGGCTGAAAAGCCTGTTGCAAAGGAACAATTTGAGGAACTGAAAAAGACTTGGAAAGAGTTGTACAGTAACACTGAAAACAATCTTATGTTCCTAAACAGTGGAATGAAATTTGTTGAAAGTTCAAATACAAGCGTTGAAATGCAGCTAAATGAAAGCAAAATAAGCAACAATAATTTGATATGCCAGATATTCGGTCTGTCACCGTCTGTTGTAAGCGGGAAAGCAAGTGACGAAGAATATGTAACATCAATAAAAACTGCTGTTGTACCTGTTGTAAAAGATTTTCAAGCTGCACTTAACAAAGCTTTATTACTTCCAAGCGAACGAAAAACGCATTACTTTGAACTTGATATGTCAGAGCTGCTCAAAGGAGATATGCTTAAACGCTATCAAGCCTATGAAATAGCTTTAAAAAGCGGATTTCGGCAGTTTGACGATATAAGATATTCTGAAAATCTTGAACCATACGGAATAAACTGGCTTAAACTCGGACTACAAGATGTTTTGTACGATCCAAAGACCCAAAATGTATATATACCTAATATGAATAAGACAATGAACATTAACGAAAAGTCAAAAAGCAGTGATGAAAGTTCTTTGAAATCCATTGACAGTATAAAAGAAAATGATACAATGGAAAAAAGAAACAAAGATAATTATATACAGCTTGAAAATGTTAAAATGGCGGGAAGCTATGGCGGTGGTTCAAGCAGTGGTGGAAGCAAAAGCAGTAAAGGTTCCGGAAACGGTTCAAAGATAATTGCAAGACCAAAGATGTCAAAGAAGGAGGTTAGCAGAGTTTCTCATAGCATTGCTACTGACTTCCCTATTTTAAAAGCCGATGGTACCGTAAGAAAATATGATTACGGAAATTATTCATATAGATTTACAGTTAACGAATTTAATTCATATCGTTTCATTTCTAAGATGAAGCTTAAATGAGGTATTAAAATGACTAAAAAAGAAAAGTTAGCACAGCTACTTCAACCCTATTTAGAAGCCGATATTCAAACAGAAATACCGGATGAGGTAAAAAAAGGTGTTCGTGATGCGTTATCAGAAGCTGAAAATTATGGCTTGTACGATGAATATATAAAAATATTGCTTGATAATCCTATAATAGAAGAAGACCCTAAAAAATCTTATTTTGATTTTATGAAGAAATCAACTGAATATCTTCCTCAACTTGAAATTGTAGACAATGATGTTGATGTATACGAATAACAAAAAAGAAAACATTTATCAGACTAGCCAAAACAAGGAAAAATTGTTCGTTATGATATTAAAAAATGATTATGTATCTAGACGACCTAATCACTGAAAGGGGGTGAAAACTATGAATATTGAAATCAGAAGTGAGAATTGTGCGGTTATCAGCGGCTATGTTAATGTTGCTGAGCGTGAGAGCAGAGCTATAAGACGAGCTGGAGCAAAACCTTTTCGAGAGATAGTGAAGTCGGGAACCTTTAAAAAGGCTCTTGATAAGGGTGGTACGGTCAAATTGATGTTGAATCACCAAAAGATACTATGCGATACTTCAAGTGGTCTTGAACTGCGTGAGGACAATGTAGGGCTATACGCAGAAGCAACTGTTACCGACAAGGAAACAGTCAGTGCTGCAAAAAATGGTAAGCTGACGGGCTGGAGCTTTGGATTTAGGTGCATTGCGGACGAGTGGAGCGAGGACGGCGAGCACAGAACACTTTCCGACATACAGCTTGATGAAGTGTCAATCCTTACTCTTACACCTGCATATATTGCGACGTCGGTAGAGGTCAGGGATGACGAAACAATGCAGGAAATCAGATATAGCAAAGATATAACGGTTGAGGATAAATCAAAAGTCATAAAAGAAGAAAAATTTGATAATTCAACCGAAAAAAGAACCATTGAAATTTTGAAATTACGAGGTGTTTAAAATGGATAAATTTACAGAACAAAGAAACAATTTTATCACAGAAATGGAAAGTCTTGTAAATAAAGCTGAGCAGGAAACAAGAAGTCTTACGGGTAATGAAGCAACCCGATATAATGAACTCAAAGCAAAAGTTACAGCCATTGACACAGCAGCAAAACACAAAAAAGAGCTTAGAGCTTTGGAAATTCAGAACGGTGGTAACGATTCGCAAAAAGATGAAATCAGAGAATTTGATTCTATGCTGCGTCAGCTTGGTGGAGGTATGCCGGAAGTTCGTGCAAATGTCACATACGGTTCGAATGGTGCAATTATTCCGACATCAATTATACCTAAAATTATTGATAAGGTCGAAAATATATCTCCGCTTTTTGCAGCAGCAACAAAGTATGCTGTAAAAGGTGATATTACAATTCCTTTTGTAAACACAAGTGATGGAGATATTACTGTGGCTTTTGCGGATGAATTTTCAGTACTTAATGGCAGTGCAATAAAATTCAGTTCGATTACACTTAAAGGATACCTTGCAGCGGCTCTTGTGCTTGTTTCAAAGCAAATGATTAACAATACAAATTTTGATATTGTGAGTTATATTATTAATTACATTGCAAAAAAAATTGCTGCATTTACAGAGAATTTCCTTATTAACGGAAATACTGTCAAAAATGTAAAATCCGGTCTTAAAAACAGTGTTACACAACAAGTAACAACTGCCGCAGGTGCAATTACAACAGATACTCTTATTGATATTCAGGATGCAATTCCGGATGCATATCAAGGTAATGCCTGCTTTATTATGTCGCCAAAAACGAGAACAGCCATAAGAAAGCTCAAAGACGGTCAAGGCAATTATATACTTGTAACTGATTTTTCAAACAGCAATCCAACAGGTTGGAATTTGCTCGGGAAGCCTGTGTATATTACTGATAACATAAAATCCATTGCAGAAGCAGCAGCGGGAGAGGATGTAATTTATTACGGCGATTTTAGTGGACTTGCAGTAAAAACCGGAGAATCTGCCGAAATACAGGTACTTAATGAACTTTATGCACCACAGAACGCAGTAGGTCTTAATGTATGGTTTGAAATGGATTGTACTGTTGAAGATACTCAAAAAATTGCAAAGCTCAGTATAAAAACCGAGTGATAAATAATGAAAGTATCTGAAATTACAACCGATACACTGAGAAGTTGGTTCGGAATTTTGGCAGGTGAAGAAGAGCAAGAACTTTTGTCGGCTCTTGCGACTGCCGTTAATATTGCAAAAAGCTATACAGGACTGACAAGCAGTGAAATTGATGAACACGAGGACATAGCTCTTGCAGTTGTATATATTGCAAAAAAGTGGTATTTGCATTGTAAGAGTGTTGATGAAGAAAACTTTGATTCCGATAAAGTGGCGGGAAACACTTGTTTGCCACTTTATCGAATAAATTTTCTTTAAGATAGAAAATAAAAATATGATTACTTTTAATAAAATCATTAAGCTTATAAAAGTAAAAGAGGGATATGGGCATACAAAAAGCACCGATGAAAAAACGGTCAGTGTTTGCGGTGCAGTAAATATGCCCAGTCTGTCACTCAGAGCAAAAGTAGAAGATACAGGCAGACAAATTGATTTATCGGTCCAAATATGGCAAAGAGATTTTGAAAAAGGCAGCTTTACGCACGCTGAATATGGAGGTATAAGATACCGAATTGATAGTGTGACAACTGGTGCAAGTGATTTGCTGGTTAAGTTGTCACTTGTAAGGGGGTAAGTGTATGTTCAGTTCAGAACTTCCTGATTTACAGTCAATGATAAAAAAACTTGATATGTTTGATGAAAATGTAAATCAAAATGTAAGAAACACTATGAATAGTGCCTCAAACGAAATCTTAAACGAGCAAAAAAGACTTATACTTACAAAATCAAAAAAACTTGCAGACGCAATAAGTTGCAGTGGGGTTTATACCACAAAAAAAAGCGTTATAGGCGTTAAAATTGGATATCAATCCGGAGCATTTGAAGATAACGGTGCAGGTTTTAATGCAGGAGTTATTGGCACTATGTATGAGTTTGGCAGACCGGGACAAAGCAGCAGTCAAAGAAGCAAAACAACTATGACTCAGATAAGAAACGGAAAAGAAGTGACAGTCAGAAAAGGTACAATATCGGCAATACCGCATATAAGAAGAGGCTTTGACAATAAAGTTGAAAGTGCAGCAAAAAAAATTGTTGAAGCTGTTGACAAGGAGCTTAAAAAGCTATGAGTATTTTTGAACTTATCGACGGAATACTAAAAACTCTTGACATTCCGTTTTATGACAAACAGCCCGAATTTGCTGAAAATGCAGTACCGCCGCTTTTTATTGTTTATGAGATGTATGATAAGCCACAAGTAAGCGGTGACGGGATGGAACTGATAACACAATATATCATTACTTTTTCAGTATTTGGTACAGACATAAATGAAACTGATACAACTTACGAAAATATGATTGAAGCTTTGATTGATAATGGTTTTGTTCGTGAAGGCGGTTATTATACGAG